GAGCTAAACTATAGATACCTTACATCAGAGGAGCATAGAGGTATCAACGGACCTCATCAGAACAAGAAAACAGATCTAAAATATAAAAGAGAAATGCAAGCACAACTAGAGAACATACTTACACATAAATATTACACCATAGAGGAATTGATTGAGATTCTGGGACTTAAAGAGAGACAAGCTAATAAGGCATTTAAGAAGTTAGTTACAGTAAAAGGGATTAAGAAGGATGCAGCTATATTCAGGTTGATGGGAAATAAGAATTATTTGGAGGAATGAGTGAATGAAAAAGTGTATAGATTGTATTCATTATAAAGAAAATTTAGATTTTGATATTTATGACACTAGCCAAGGACCTTATGCAGAATGTTTAATAGGTTCAATAGAATTTAGTGAGTTTGGAGCAGTATTCCAAGAAGTTGAGGATATAGAAATAGATTGTGAGTTTTATGAATTAGCGATATGCCATGACTCATTAGATAAAAAGGTCAATGGAAAAGAAACATTAAGAGACTTTATTAAAAATTCATATAAAGATTTTTATGGAACAGAACTAACTGATAAAGAAATAGAATCACAAGATGAAGAAAGTTTAAGAGAGTTAGTGGAACATTTAGATTATCTATGGACTAAGTAGGTGATTAAATGAAAGCTAGTTCTATAAAAATTCAATATCCTGAGGACTTTAATTCAATGGAGATAGTATTAACTACACCTAAGAGCCAGCAGACCATACAAGAGGTAATAAAGCTAAAAGAAATAATAGAAAAAGGTAAATTGTTATCTGTAGACATAAAACAATATAGAAAAAGACGAAGCCTAGATGCAAATGCTTATTGTTTTGTACTATGCCAAAAGATTGCTGAGGTAGTAGGCAGCACTAAAGAATATGTATATAAGCAAGCTATTAAGCAAGTAGGTCAATTTGAGATAGTTCCAATAAAAGATGAAGCGGTTGAGAAATGGATTCAAGCATGGGAAAGCAGAGGTCTAGGTTGGCAAACAGAGATAATGGGAGATAGCAAAATAGAAGGATATACAAACACTATTAATTACTATGGATCAAGTGTATACGATACAAAAGAAATGTCTTTACTACTCGAAGAAATAGTATCGCAAGCTAAAGAACTAGGCATAGATACCATGACAGATAGAGAAAAACTAGCATTGTTAGAAAAATGGGGAAAGGAGTAGATTAAATGGTAATGCCAGCAGGGGTTGAAGTAAAAGCTGATAAAATTGGAAATTACAAAATAGAACCAATGAAAAAAGTTATGGAAGTACCTTATGAAAAAGCACCAAAAACAGCTTTGTCAAAAAAGCAAATACAAGATGATCTACTAGAAGTAGGAAAAGAATACAAAATTATAATTCCATATAAAAAAGAAAAGGGAAGACAACATAAGACAATAATTAAAACTTTGACACTTAAAGCTTCTTATCCATATCATTATCTATTTATAGACTCCAAGGAAAATAAATTCACTTTAAATAAAATTGATTATTACCTGGGAGAGTGGGATTATGAATGCTCTTGATAGTGTTAGTATAAACGTAGCTGAAGCTATACCTTATAAGAATTTCAAAGAACGATGTAGGTTAGTAAATCAGGAATTAAAGAAGAACAGACATGTTGAAGTGTTGGACAAGCCAAAGGTTATTTACTCTACAAAGAAATGGGAGGATGAAAAAAATGGATAAAAAGTTAGAAGAAATAATAAAAGCTAAAAAGTTCCTGGAAGGTGAAGGGTTCAAAGTAATTAAAATAAATGAGTTAATGAAAAGAGATATGGATGAATGTGTTGAAATGGACTCTAACGGAGAATATAAGGATTGTATTGGTTGTCATTGTTCTATATGTTTAATGCAAAGCTATTAATGAACATAATGTTTTTTATGTGAAGTAAGAAGGGATGGGAAACTATGAGAATAGATAAAAAAAGATTCTTTGAAGGGACTTGTAAAAAATGCAAACAATACACTGGAGATAAGCCTACATTCGGCAAGTGCTTAGGGGACAAAATATATACTTGTGCAAGAATGAGGTTGTTTAATAGTAAAGAATTTGAAGATTATACTGGGATTAAAATAAGTGGAGGGAATGGATGATTAACTAAACATTACAAGTATTATATGCAACAGTGAAAGGAGATTATACAATGAATTTAAACGAATATCAAAGACTAGCACAAAGAACAAGCAATAAAAAAGCGGATAATATAGACCACATTTTAAATGGGCTCATGGGGTTAAATGGTGAAGCTGGAGAGTGTATAGATATATTAAAAAAATATTTCTTTCAAGGGCATGAATTGGACAAGGGAAAACTCATAGATGAGCTGGGGGATGTACTTTGGTATATAGCAGAAACTTGCGAAGGTATTGGGGTAACAATGGAAGAAGTGGCGATAAGGAATATAGAAAAGTTAAAAAAGAGGTATCCTAACGGGTTTGAAACCGAAAGGAGTGTTAAACGTAATGAATAAATATGAAAAACATATGGAGATATGCAAACAGCTTAATCAAATATACAGAGATAAAAACCATGACTATGGGGATAGCTTTGGAGAAACATTTGAAAAACTAGGGATAATATCGGCAGTTACAAGGATAACTGATAAAGTAAATAGATTACAGAGTTTATGCACTAAAGAAAATAAAGTTAAGGATGAAAGTATTATTGATACATTAAAAGATTTGGCTAACTATACAATAATGACTTTGATTGAGTTAGATAGTGACGCAATATGATTATTTATGTGAAAGAAGGAAAGGGGAGTTAAGATGAATAAACAAGTAGAAATGGCAATAGCAGTAGCAGATGGAATATTATCATTATTCAGAGATGAAGAAGATGGCGGGAATCCAAATTTTCATTACAAATTAGAGGATATAGACGCTACTGAATTTTTCACTGCTATGGTAATAGGATGCAATCTCGTATATCGCCAGTTAACCAAAATAGAAAAAAACAATCTAGAATTCACCTATTTATGCAACCAATTAATAGTACAAGATATGCTTAAAAATAAATAATGAACATTAAAGTGTAGTCTGTATCCTTTTTTTATTGAGGAAAGGAGATGATGTCAAATGATGCTAGACAAAATGCAAATAGAAAAGATTATAAACTTAAACAACCAGTTAAATAAAGATATAGGAAAATTGCAAATAAAAAACGATGTATTATTAGCTAAAAATAATCTATTACAAAAAGAAAATGAAAAGCTAAAATCAGAACTTAGAGGTAAAGACAATGAGATAAATGACTTGAAAGAAAGAATAGCATATTTAGAACAATTTAAACCTAAAGAAAAAACCATACCAATTAAGCAAAAGTGATGAACATTCCAAGTATTATGCACAGGAGGTAAAATTGGATAAAAAGATAGTACAAGCAGTATTAGAAAGGTCAAAGGGGCTATGTGAGGTATGCTATGCCCCTGGGGCTGAACTACATCACATCATTTATGGCAAAGGTAAGAGGAAACAACATGAAACTGTAGAGAGTGTAGCATTACTATGCTGGGATTGCCATAGAGGGACATATGGAGTACATGGCAGAGAAGGAAGGGAATTAGATTTAGAATTAAAAAGAAAACTACAACACGAATATTGGAAACAAGGCTATAGCTGGGAAAGCATTAGGGAAATGATGGGAGGAAAACTGTATTAGGAGGGATTGAATGGAATTAAGGGATATAACTAGAGAGCTATATCATGGTAGTAAAAGGCTAGAAGAAAGTAGCAAAGAAATATTTAATTTAGCTAAGGCTATGGCAGAAAAGGAAAGAGACTATAGAAAAGCATTAGCGGTAGAAAAGCTTAAATTAAGAGACGAAGGAATGGCAGTAGGCATGATCGATGATGTAGCGAGGGGAAATCTAGCAGATTTACGATTTGAGAGGGATTTGGCAAGAGAGACATATATAGCAGCGAAGGAAGCTATGAAAGCCATACAGGCACAGATAAATGCGTTGCAGAGCATACTGAGAATGCAACAAGAGGTGTAATATGAAGATTAAGGACAAGTATTATAAAAGCGTTGAAAAGCTACTTTACAATTACAATATGCTTAAAATCAATATAGAGATATTAAATCAGCAACTAGAAGAACTTAAAGAGGAAGAAGGAATGAAGGGGGTTGCTTATGATGATGTGAAGATAAGTGAAACAAATAAATTTCATAGTCAAACAGAAGATACAGCTATAAATAACATTGAACTAGAAGAACTGATTAATAAGAAAAAAGAAAAGCTACAAAGTAAACTAGATATGCTAAATAAACTAACAGAAGGACTTAATGAAGTAGAAAGAGAGATAATAAGAATGTACTACATAGAGGGTAAGCAATGGTGGCAAATAGCTTATGAAGTGAAATATAGTGAAAGACATTGCAGAAGAATAAGGGCGGAAGCAATAGGAAAATTAGCAGTAGGCTTGTATGGTGAAGAAGTATTAGAAATGTCCGTTTGATGTCCTTAACATAGCATAAAATAGTGTGATATAATTAAAATGTAGAAGTGTATAAATAGACAAGGACTTATCAAAATCGGTTGTTGGAATCTCACCTTTCCCCTTTCAGGTGAGATTTTTTATTTGGGGGGTAACTATGATTAAAGTAAAATGCAAATATTGTGGTTATAAAGTGGAGAAACCTAGATGGGAACATATAATTTACACTGTACGAAAGCAGGGTGGCCATGTAGGAAAGAATATTTGTCCTAGTTGCAAGAAAGAAGGATTAAGGCTTGATTGGGGTGAAGAGGAATGAAAATAGGAGAATATTTAAGGAAAAATGATATAGATACTTACAAGAAACTTAAAAAGATAGGGGAGAAACAGCAGAGGAAAAAGATTAAACTAGGGGATAGGCCAGAGAATCTTATGAAGCATAGAAGTTATAAGAGGATAGGCAGAAGAATTAGGCAGATAAAGTGGGGATAGAAATTTGAAAAGGAGCTATAGAGGCTCTTTTTTCTTGCAGTAAAAAGGAATGATGTAGATGGCAAGAGAATTTGCAAGGAAGTTTTATAACAGTAAAGCATGGAAGAAGTGTAGAGAAGCATATAAGCAATCAGTATATGGATTATGTGAGAGATGCGGACAACCAGGAGATGAAGTACACCATAAGATATATTTAACTCCAGAAAATATAAATGATCCTTACATTACTTTATCATTTGAAAACTTGGAACTTCTTTGTTCATCATGCCATTCCATCGAACATAATGAGAAGTATAGTCCATTAAGAGAAGGATTTGGATTTGATGAGAATGGGGATTTGATAAGGAGTGAGTGATTATGATTGTAACTTATAACAAGAACGGAAAACCAACATTCAAGCTAAATAAAAATGCAACTGATATATTAGTATTTGAATGTCTTGAATGTGGTGGAGAGATGTTTATTGAAAATGGGATTGACAGTCTAAAATGCTATAAGTGTGATGGAATGATTAGACCTGTTGGAAGGGCAAAATAACAGAAGACATATCGGATCAAAAAATAGAGAAAGTAGTAAACGAATTAATTATGAAAGCATTAAGTTTATAGTTGTTAAGACATCCTCATTAGGGTGTCTTTTTATTTGGAGTGATTTAATGGCTTTAAAAAAGTTATGTAAATGTGGGAAAGTAATAGATTATAAGCAAAAATATTGCGAACAGTGTAGCATAAAACACAAGCAAGAAAGAGCAGAGTACTATAGATACTATGATAAGCATATAAGAGATAGGCAGTCAGCCACATTTTATAATAGTCCAGAGTGGATAAAGACAAGAGAATATGTATTAGCAAAGTATAAAGGATTAGATCTTTATGCTTTTTTTATTGAGAGGAAAATTATATATGCTGATACTGTTCATCACATAGAAGAGTTGAAAGAGAAATGGAATAGAAGATTAGAAATAAGTAATCTAATACCATTAAGTAGTAGTAATCACAATAAGATACACAACATGTATGAGAAGGATAAAGAAGGCACACAAAGGCTGTTATTCAGCTTATTAGATAGATGGAACAAGGAGTACGAGGGGTAGGGGGAGGCCAATAATTTTTCAGCACATAGCTCAAGACCGCCGCCCCAATCACGCGTGAGAATTTTTGTAATTTTTGAGGAGGGGGGGTTTAAATGAGTGATGATAAAAAAATTGATATACCTAAACCACCATCTATTTTATTAAAAGCAGGAAAAGAAAAATATTATTCAATTGCTAAGATGTTAATTGAAGAAGGAAAATGGAAAGCTGGAGACGAGATAGCATTATTAGCTTTATGCATGAATTATCAAAGGTGGATACAAGCAGAAAAAGAGATAAAGAAATTCAAGGAGCTGACGTTCCAAACAGATAGTGGATATAGACAACAGATTCCTGAAATCTCTATTGCAAACAATGCTATGTCTAATATGCTAAGTTATATAAAAGAGTTTGCTCTCACTCCTAGAGAACGAGCTAAATTAAAAGAATATATTATACAAAATATAGAAGACCCTGAGATGGAAGCTATGATTGTTAAGTAGGTGGTGATGTGAATCAATTAAAAGAAAAGCATATTAGAGAGCAAACCCAATATTGCTTAGACGAATTAATAGAAGAACTAAAAGAAAAATGGGAATCTGATAAATACTATTATGACGAGGAAGAAGCTAGAAAGTTTTATAAATTTATAACCAAGCTAGAACTTGATAAAGGTATTAAAGGTCAAAAGATACAACCTTTAAAATTCCAATTCATTCATGCATCAGAAATATTATGTGTAAAAGATAAGGAAACAAAGAAAAGAAAGCATAGAGAAGCCTTATTAGATATACCTAGAAAGAATGGTAAAGGTTCTTTAGTATCTTGGATAGGGGTATATGAGTATTTTACTAACCCAACATTTGGTGCTGAGTATATTATAGTGGCTAATGACAAAAAACAGGCTACAAACCTATTTAATACTATGAAATTAATGATTGAAAGAAATTCTACTCTTTCAAAACATGTAAAAATAACAGAATCACAAAGGCAGATGTATAGGAAGGCCACGAATAGTTATCTAAGAGTATTAGCTAATGATGGAGCAAACCTTGACTCATATGCCAGTTATATAGTTATACTTGATGAAATCCATGAATACAAGAACAGTGATGCCTATACCAAACTTCGTACTGGTATGGGACTATGGGATGATCCTTTATTATTTATGACTACAACAGCAAGCTCTGGAGAAGACCCTCATAATTTAGAAATGCAAATGTATAACTATGCTAAGGACATTGAAAACGGAGAAGTTGAAGACGATGCTTTTTATTCTGCAATTTATGAAGCAGATAAAGATTGCGATTTAATGGACGAGGAACAATGGTATAAATCGAATCCAGCATTATCTATATTTAGAAAATTTGTGGACTTAAAGGACTTTATGCTTAAAGCTAGTAGAATAAAGACATTAGAACCAAAGGCTAGGAGGTTATATTTAAACCAGCATGTTGCATTAGATGGCGAAGGTGCTATTGATATGGAACGCTGGAGAGCTTGTCTACAAGAAGTAGATTTAGAAGATTTAAGAGGAAAGTCTTCTTGGTGTGGTCTAGATATGGCATATATTCAAGATATTATAGCATTTGTAATGACATTTTATGATAGCGATAGAGATAAATACATTATATATCCATTACTATTTACACCTAAAGAAACATTGTTTGAAAGGTCTGAAAGAGATGGCGTTAGATATGACATTTGGGTGAAAAACAAGCAATTAATTGAGTTGAATGGATATTATGTTGATAATGAAGAGTTATTTAATACTATTGATCATATTATAAATACTTATCAAATAAATGTTGAAGAAATAGCATTTGATAGATGGGGAAGTGGTGACATAAGAAGTAGATTAGAAAAGAAATATACAGTATTTGGGTTTGGACAAGGTTATAAATCTATGTCGCCAGTAATAAGAGACTTAGAAATTTTGTTATTAGATGGTAGATTAATTATTGCAAAAAACGAAGTATTAACATGGATGGCTCAAAACGTTGTAGCAACAGAGGACCCAGCAGGCAATATAAAATATGACAAGTCTAAAGCTAAAAACAAAATAGATGGGATTATTGCAATGTTAATGGGTTTATCAAGAGCAATATTTGCAAGAGGTGAAGTTATATTTGATATTAATAAATATTCAGATGAAGAAACTTTAGACAAGCTCTGGGGGTGAATAAGATAATCAAGTACATTTTAAAATATATTGAAGATATTCTCATATTTAGTGGCTTAATTTTAATAGTTATAGCTACTTTTTTATTGTCTAAAATAATAGGTTTATATGTTTTAGGTTTAATATTATTTGGTTTAGGGATATTTTTCTCAAGGCATCCACCAATAAGAAGTAATAAAGATAAAGAGAGGTGATCAATAATTGTTATTTAGAAATAGCGTATCAAAAGAAATCAGTACAGTTTCGTTGCAAGACAAAGAATTATTAGAGTGGCTTGGCATTGATGTAGGGACTATAAATGTTAAAGGTAAAAATGCATTGAAAGAGGCTACAGTATTTGCCTGTATAAGAATTTTAAGTGAAGCGGTAGCCAAATTGCCTATAAAGGTTTATCAAGACATAAATGGAATAAAAAAAGCAACAGATCATCCTCTTTATTCATTATTAAAAACAAGGCCTAACCCTTATATGACCAGCTTCAACTTTTTCAACTGTCTAGAAGCTCAAAGAAATCTAAGAGGCAATAGTTATGCTAGTATAGAATATGACAGATACGGAAATATAAAAGCTATATGGCCTATTGATAGTGAAAGAGTTGAAATATGGGTAGATGACAAGGGTCTTTTTAATACTAAAAATAAACTTTGGTATGTAATTAATCTACCAAATGGAGATAAAGTAAAGCTAAAGTCAGATGAAATATTACATTTCAAAGGTTTTACTTTAGATGGGATTGTAGGCATTACCCCGTTAACTTATTTAAGGACCCTAATTGAAAATGGGAAAGCATCAGAGGAATACATTAATAAGTTTTTTCAAAATGGTATGCAAACGAAAGGTATTGTTCAATATGTTGGAGACTTAAATAAAGAAGCAGAAGCAACTTTTAGAGAAAAGTTTGAGCAAATGAGTAATGGACTTAAAAATGCACACAGAATTAGCTTGTTGCCTTTAGGATATCAGTTTCAACCTATTAGCTTGTCAATGGCAGATGCTCAATTTTTAGAGAATACCGAGCTTACTATAAGACAAATAGCAGCAGCCTTTGGTATAAAAATGCATCAACTTAATGACCTTGAGAGAGCCACACATACAAATATATCAGAACAGCAAAGACAATTTTATATTGATACTTTAATGGCCATTTTGACAATGTATGAACAGGAATTAACTTATAAATTGCTATTAGATAGTGAGTTAAATAGTGGATATTACTGCAAGTTTAATGTTGATGCGATCACTAGAGCAGATATTAAATCTAGATATGAAGCTTATAGAATTGGTATACAAGGTGGATTCCTACAGCCAAATGAGGTTAGAGCAAAAGAGGAAATGGAATCTGTTGAAGGTGGAGATGTATTGCTTATAAATGGCAATATGGTTCCTATAACGGAAGCTGGAGTTGCTTATAAGAGGAAAGGTGGTGAATAGATGCCAAAAAAGATAAACATTAAAGGGCCAATCATACCTAGTAGTTATCAACGTGTCTATGACTGGTTTGGTATAGAAGCAACCAGTCCCAAAAGAATTAATGAGCTGATAGATGAGGCGGATGGTGATGATCTAGAAGTAGAAATTAACTCAGGCGGTGGAAGTGTATTTGCCGGAAGTGAAATTTACACAGCTTTAAAATCTTATAAAGGCAATGTAACAGTAAAAATAGTAGGTTTAGCAGCAAGCGCAGCATCTGTTATCGCCATGGCAGGTAAAAAAATAATGATGTCACCTACTGGACAATTAATGATTCATAATAGTAGCACATGGACAGAGGGTGACTATAGAGAGATGCAACATACAGCTGAAGTCCTAAAAACTATCAATGAAACCATTGCAAATGCCTATAGACTTAAGACAGGTAAGACCAAAGAAGAATTGCTTGAGTTAATGGATAATGAAACATGGATGTCAGCTAATAAGGCACTCGAATTAAATTTTATTGACGAGATCATGTTTGAGGACAGTAATCAGTATGTCGCTAACTTAAATAATTCAGAATTACTACCACCTGAAGTTATTAATAAAGTGCTAAATATAATAGCTAAAGAAAATACTAGCAACGAAGACGAGACAGAGACAAATGAAGTAGAAAATGAAATAGAGTTATCAAAAGCAAAACTAGCTCTTGAAATAGAGGCTAGTTATTTTAATTTAGAGGAGGAATTTTAAATGAGTAAAGAAATGAGGGAATTACTAAACCAATTAAAAAATAAGCAAAATACAGCTAAAGAATTACTAAACAAAGAAGGAGTAACAAAAGAAGAGATAGATGCAGCTAAAGAAGAAATTGCAACTATAAAAGCTAAAATTGAAGCATTAAAAGAAATTGAAGACGAAAAAAACTTCGATGATGGTGCTCAAGTAAACAATGTTAATGAAGAAGTAGAAGCAACTAAAGAAGGTGCTTTTGTAAATGCAATAAAATCTGTGGGTGGCTATGCAAAAGTATCAGCTGAGGAAAAAGAAATACTTAATGCTACTACTATGACTGAAGGTGTTCCTGAAGATGGTGGTTTAACTGTACCTCAAGACATAAGAACTAGGATTAAAGAATTAAGAAGAAGTTATCCTGATGCATTAGAGAACTACGTAAACGTTGAAACAGTAACTACTTTAAGTGGTTCTAGAGTAATTGAGAAGGAAGCAGATTATATACCTTTTGATAACGTAGATGAAGCAGCGGATTTCCCAGAAATGGAAGGTCCACAATTCGAGCAAATCGAATACAAAGTAAAGAAAAAAGGTGGAATCCTGAAATTCTCAAGAGAATTGCTTCAAGATACAGCGGAGAACATACTAAGATACATTGAAAAATGGACAGCTAAAAAAGGGAAAGTAACAAGAAATGCCTTAATTCTGAAAGTGCTAGACGAAGTATTTGGTGTTGAAAAAGTTCCAGTAACATCATTAGATGATTTAAAAGACATTTTCAATGTTGAATTAGATCCAGCATTTGAATTAACTTCTATAGTAATTATGAACCAAGATACTTTTAATCACTTTGACAAGATGAAAGATAATGACGGTAAATATGTTCTGCAACCAGATCCAACACAAGCAACTAGAAAACTATTATTTGGTAAGTATCCAATTGTAAAAGTTTCAAATAAGACTTTACCGACAGACACAGATACAAATAAGGCTACTATTTACTGTGGAGACTTGAATGAAGGTATAACAATATTTGATAGAGAAGCTTTAGGGCTAGAATTCAACGATAAGAGTGACAGTACTTGGAATAAAGATTTAATAGCAATGAAAGCTAGGGAAAGATTAGACATAAAAGCAGTAGATAAGAAGGCTGTAGTTGTTGGTGAAATTGATTTAACAGTAGTACCAGAGGTTTAATAGAGGGGGAGTAACCCCTCTTTCCCCTTTTAAGGGAGGGATATAATGATAGTTGAAATTGATGAAATGAAAGAATACCTGAGGATTGATAGCGATGATAATGATTTAGAAATAGCCAATTTTATAGAAACTGCTGAAATTTATTTAACAAACGCTGGATGTGTATTATTAGGTCCTGATGAAAAAGCTAACAATCTTGCAAAATTGGCAGTTAAAATATTAGTGTCACACTGGTATGAAAATAGAGAAGTAGAGAAAATAGGTACGAGTGTCGCAAAACTAGGGTTTAGTTTAGACAGCATAATTACACAACTTAAGTATTGCTATGGAGGTGAAAATATATGATGTATTTAGTCAAAGAAGCCTTTATAGATAAGGAAACAAAGAAAATGTATGGAATAGATTCAATATATAATACAGAAAAGAAAAAGAGAGCCGAAGAGCTCATAAAAGGTGGTTTTTTAGGTCCTGAATTAGTGATTAAAGAGGAAAAGAAAAAGGGTGATAAATAATGAACCCTGGAGAATTAAGAAATAGAATAACTATATTAGATCCTTGTGGAGAAGAAGAAAATGAACTAGGGGAAATTGTTCCTTCTCTTGTGGAGGTAGCTACTGTATGGGCTAAAGTAATACCTATCAGAGGTAAAGAATACCTTGAAATGCAGAAACTAAGACCAGAACTCAACTATAGAGTGACAATTAGATACAGAAAAGATATTCATCCGGCTATGATAATAAGGTTTGAGGATAAGGAGTTAGAAATAGAATCAGTAATTGATATTGCCAGTAGAAAAACCTACCTAGAGTTAAACTGTGTAGAGAAAAGAGTGAAAACTAATGGCTGATTTCAAGGTTGAAGGCATAGAAGAATTTCAAGAGAAGCTCAGATTAGTTGAAAGAAGAGCACCTGATAGAATATTAGATAAATTAGACGAAGAAGGCAAGAAACTTAGAGTTGCTACTAGAAATAATACACCTAAAGTAACTGGGAAGCTTAGAAAAAGTTATAGATTAACTGAAGTTGAGAAAATACAAGGCGGATACCAAAAAGGACTATACAATAAAGCACCTCACTTTCATCTTGTAGAAAAAGGGCACAGAAAAGTATCTCCAAGTGGGGAAGAGTTAGGCTGGACAGACGGACTATTTATGGTAGAGAAAACAGTAAAACAAGAGGAAGAGCCAATGATGGAAGAGTTGCAAAATTGGCTAGATGAACTCTTTAAGGAGTTGAGTTAATGACAACTTTAATAGATTTAAAAAAATCAATAAATCAAGTCTTAAAAGATAACTTTCCTAATATAAAAATCTATCCTAGTGAAACTAAAGAAGGTTTTCAAAGACCAGCCTTTTTTACACAAGTAATTCCAGTTACTACAGAATATGAAACAGTAAATTTCAGTTCTAACATAGTAATGATAGTAATTAATTATTTCAGTAAGAATGGAACAGAGATAGAAAATTTAAAGATGGATGATGAGCTAAGAAAAGCCTTTAAAATGACATTAAAAGTCAACCAAAGGTCTTTATTATTAAAGAATATTAGAAGTGAGATAGTAGACGAAGTGCTGCAGTTTCGATTTGACTTAAATTACTTTGTTGATATAGAAAAGATAGACGAACATGAAATTATGCAAGAATTAAATACAGAAATTATTAAGGAGGAATAAGAGAATGGGACTACCTAATATCAATATTACCTTTCGGGAACACGGTATAACAGCTATTAGTAGAAGTCAAAGAGGAATAGTTGCTTTGATTTTAAAAGATACTGTACCTGAAGAAAACCCAGTAACAGTTTTAACTCCAGCTGATATTCCAAAGACTTTAAATGATTTTAATAAAGAACAAATAGAATTAGCTTTAAAAGGGTATCAAACACCACCTAAAAAGGTGATTGTATATGTAATACCAAAAGATGCAGAGGATTATTCAGAGGTACAAAACTACCTTGAAACTATTAGATGGGACTATGTTGCAGTACCAGAAATAAAAGATACAGAAGTAAACTCATTTGCAACCTGGATAAAAGCTCTAAGAGATACTAAGAAGAAAAAAGTCAAAGCAGTATTACCAAATACACCAGCAGACCACGAAGGAATTATAAACTTTGCTACAAATAGGATAGTTACAGCTAATAAGGAATACACAACAGCTGAGTATTGCTCACGAATTGCAGGGCTTATTGCTGGAACACCATTGACAATATCTTGCACATTTGCTCCACTTCCGGAGGTTATAGACTGCGATAAAATGACTATAGAAGAATTAGACACTGCTATAGATGAAGGCAAATTAGTCCTTTATAATGATGGCGAAAAGATTAAAGTTGCAAGAGGTGTAAACTCGCTTAAAACTACTACTGAAGGTAAATTAGATAGCTTTAAGAAAATCAAAATTATAGAAGCTATGGACCTTATGCATGATGATATAAAGAAAACCGCAGAGGACAACTATCTAGGTAAATATTCTAACAGTTATGACAATAAATGCCTACTTATTGTTGCTATACAAGGATATTTAGAAGGTCTAGAAATAGATGGTATTCTAAGCAGAGGTAAGACTGAAGTAGGAATAAACCTAGAAACACAGGCTAATTATTTGAAGTCTACTGGCTATAAAACAAATGATGGTAGAACAGTAGAAGAAATGAAAGAATTAGAAATTAAACAAGCTGATACAAGGGACAAGGTATTCTTATATGCTAAGTGTAAGATACTTGATGCTATAGAGGAAATAGACTTACCTATCACTATTTAAAGGAGGGATAGTTGATGAGAGAAATAAGACCTGAACAAGTCATTAATGGTAGCTGGGGAGAAGTTTGGATTGATGGAGATTATGTAGCAGAAGTAACAGGGTTAACTGCTACATTAGAAATAGAATACGAAGATGTAAATAGACCTAGAAAATTAGGTACAGCTAAGAAAATGATGGGATATAGTGGTACTGGAAGCGTAAAACTAAACAAGGTTACTTCTAGATTTATAAAATTATTAAGTGATAATTTGAAAAATGGTAGACAAACATCGGTTGATATAATTTCTAAACTAGATGATCCTGATGCTGTAGGTGCTGAAAGAATTGTTATAAAAAATGCTACATTTGAGAATCTAAGTTTGGCTAATTGGGAAGCTAAGACAAAAGGTGAAGAAGAAGTAAACTTCTCATTTGACGATTGGGAACCATTGGATTTAATTGAGGACTAGCAATAGTCCTCTTTAGTTTTAAGGAGGGAATCTTATGAGTTTAGTAGATAAATTATTGCAATTAGATGCGAATAAAGTTATAGAAAAGCCAACCAAGGAGTTTGAAATTGAAAGACTTTCAAATTTACTTGGAGAAAAGGTAATATTTAAGTGCAAGGCACTAGATGGAGAAACCTATGCAGATATACAAAGAAAAGCAATAGATATATCTAAAAAAGGCAATATAAGAGATATGAAAATATTTGAAATGCAAGTAATGACATGTTTAGAGGGTATAATAGAGCCTAATATGAAGGATAAAAGGTTAATGGAACATTACAGTGTACCAACACCAAAAGAGCTCATTAAAAAGATGTTATTACCTGGAGAGATTGCTGATTTATATAACATAATAAATGAATTATCAGGTTATGAAAAAGATGAAGATGAGGATGAGGATGATATAAAAAACTAATTGAAACAGATGCAGAAACGCAAATGATGTATCTGTTATTTAGATTTAAGGATTGGGAACCTAGTAAATATTATTGGATGCCTGCGGGAGAACGCAAAATAGTTAGAGCATTCATGAAAAAAGAAATAGAAGATAGAAATAAAGAAACAGAGGTCCTAAATAATATTAAATAACCCTTTTCCATATGATATAATGATAGGTAAAATATGGGAGGGGATATAATGGCATTATTTAAGAGTAAAGAAGAAAGAAAACAAGTAAAAGAGGAACGTCAACAACAATGGTTCGACAACTTTATAAATAATACTAATTTACAAGCATTAAAAGAAGAAGATAAAGAATATGCCTTTAAAGTTAATGAAAATTTGGAGCAATTGCAAAGATTTACAACAAGAGCATCCGAAGGTGAGGTTGCCCAATTGGAAATGATGTCAACATTAATAGACCAAAATTGGTTAATAATAAAACTACTAAGTGAAATAAATCAAAAACTAGATAAGTAAACTGAGCACTCTGATATAGGGTGCTTTTATTATTGCCAAAAAGGCAGGTGAGAACTATAGCGCATATATTAGATGCAGTGATACAACTTAAAGATAATTTCTCAGATACACTCCGAACTGTAGAGAAAAACATTGGTGGATTCTCCAGAACAGCTAAGAGGATGGGAAAAGAAATACAAAGTGTAGGTAAAGAGGTAGATAAATTAGGGAGTACACTAACTGTAGGATTAACTCTACCTTTAGTAGCAGCTGGCACCGCATCCTATAATTTTGCAGCTGATTTAGAAGACGCAATAGGAGCTAGTGAGCAAATTTTTAAGAGTGCTGCTGGAGATATACAAAAATGGGCTGCTACTCTTGATAGTGCATATGGTATAGCAGAAACTGAAGCGTTAACCTATGCAAATACTATGGGAGCAATGTTAAAAAATATTGGAGGATTAACAGAAAAAGAAGCTGCAAAACAAGCTCAAACATTAATAGAATTAGCTGGTGACCTGACCGCTATGTTTGGTGGTACAACGGATGATGCTATTAGAGCTTTGACAGGTGCATTAAAGGGCAATAACTCCATGCTTGATAATTATGGAATGGGTGTAAATGAAGCAGTTATCAAGTCAAAGGCTTTAGAAATGGGACTGGTTAAAGAAAAAGAAGAGTTGAGCCTTGCAGCTAAACAAGCGGCTACATTAGCTTTAATAATGGAACAGACAGCAGATGCACAAGGACAAGCAGCAAGAGAAGCAAACGGAGCAAGTGGTACTCTTAGAGGATTAGGAACAGAGATTAAAAATCTTGCAACAGATATAGGTGAAGTATTGTCGCCTACAATAACTCCAATAATTCAAAGTGTAAGAGATACAGTAAAAGTATTTGGTGAACTAGATCAAGAAACAAAGGAAACTATTGTAAGATTTGCAATGATAGCAGCAGTAGTAGGACCGTCATTAATGGTTGTAGGCAAAATGACAACAGGTGTAGGCAAGTTAATATTTAATTTTGGTAAATTTGCCGGAACAGTTAAAAAGCTAGGGTTAATAAAAGCGATATTCAGTCCAGGCGTGATAGTAGTCGGTATAATATTAGCATTGATTGCAGCAGGGATACTACTATATAAAAATTGGGATAAGATTAAGGCTAAGGTTATAGAGGTATTCCCAAATATAGCACAGAACATTGCAACTACTATGGAGCACGTACGGAATATCTTTGATGCTACATCTAAAGTCTTATCGATAGCACTTTTACCAGTTATAACAGCATTGAGCATAGGATGGGAGACAATTAAGAATATATTCTGGGTTGGATTAGAGCTTATAGGTAGTGTTGTAGCAAATATAATAAAAGTGCTAAGTGGGATTATAGATTATATAGTTGGTATATTTACTGGAGATTGGGAACGTGCTTGGAAGGGATTATCGGATATACTTAGTGGGTTTTTGGGAGTACCTTTGGCAGTAGGAAAGGCTACAATAAATGGACTAATCGGTCTAATAAATGGCTTGATAGGTGGACTTAATAAAATAAAACTTCCTAAGTGGATACCAGGTATAGGCGGAAAGGGTATTAATATACCTTTAATCCCTAAACTGGCTAAAGGTACGGACTTTTGGAAGGGTGGAATAGTACAAGTCCATGAACGTGGCGGAGAAATAATAGATTTACCTCGTGGCTCTAGAGTATTTCCGCATGATAAGTCAGTACAAATGGCGAGAGAACAAGGAAGAAAAGAAGGTAGTAAAGTAACTAATATAACCCTATCAAAATTAGCTGATACGGTTGTAATAAGAGAAGAGGCTGATATAGACAAATTAGCAAATGCGTTTGTAAGAAAACTAGAAAAAGCCGGCCTTAATATGGCATAGGAGGTAGGATAATGGAATTATGGTTAAGTTTTAATAACAATGAACAAAGACTTAGATTGCCTATTCTACCTTCTAGTTTTCAAGTAGAAGTTGGCAATCTCAATACAAGAGTAAATATTAATGAGATAGGAAATATCAATTTAATTGGGAAATCTAATTTAAAAGAAATAGTTATAGAATCATTTTTCCCAGCACAAGAATATTATTTTGTAGAATATACTGGATTTCCTAGACCTTATGAATGTGTAGAAATAATAGAGGCTTGGAGGAAGTCAGGGAGGCCTATAAGGCTAATTATAACTGAAACAAATATAAATCTACCGATAGCCATAGAAAACTTTTCATACAGAGAAAAGGATGGCACTGGGGATGTATATTACTCATTGGAATTAGCAGAGTATGTATTTGTTGGAGTGAAGCAAGACAGTAAGTCGTATGGGTATGTACAAAATCACATTAGACCAGCAAAAGAAATCCCAAAGACATATGTTCCAAAACCTAATGACACTTTGATTACTGTTGCTAAAAAGACGACTGGGAATAGTGCCAATGCTAAAATTATAGCTGAAAGAAATCAATCCGTAGTAAAAAAGAATACAATTGTAAAACCTGAAGCTGGAAGCACTATAAGTGCAATTCTTCAACTTCATAACACCCCACCTAAACCTAAACAAGTTCAGAGAGGGCGTACAATATGAAACTATATTGCAGTGGTAAGGATATAACTGAAATAGTAACTTCTGTAACGTGGAGTGGAGGTTACAAGCAAGCAGCAAGAATACTTGAGTTTGGAATTGCAGTATCTCCTAATGATTATTACTTACCAAAAATAACAATAAAAATGGGTGATATGGTTGGATTAGTAGATGATGAGGGCAAAGAATTATTCCAAGGATATGTATTCTTTAAAGAAAAGTCTATCAACAGTAACGAAATGACAGTTACTGCTTATGATGGACTTATTTATTTGCTTAAATCTAAAGGAACATATAATTTTAAAAATATGACACCACAAGCAATAACACAAAAAGTATGTAGTGATTTTGGAATACCTATAGGGAATTTAGCAAGTGGTAGTCCTTTAAATAGGATATTTGATGCTGAAACCATATATACCATAATAATGACAACTTACACTATTGAAAGCAATAAATCAGGTAAATTATATATGCCTAGGATGGATAAAGGAAAGCTAAATGTAATAGAAAAAGGAAGTATAATAACTAAATTTGTATTAGATGCAAAGACTACAATAATAAATTCAACTTACAGTGAAAGCATGGAAAATGCAATAAATGTAGTTAAGATATATGACGAAAATGGCAATTATAAAGGCCAAGTAACATTAGATGGTATCCCTGGAATATTGCAAGACATTTACAAAACTGAGAAAGGTCAAGATGCACAGGTACAGGCGAGAGGAATGTTAAGAGGAATTGAAAGGACGGCGGAGATAGAAGCGATAGGAGATGTAGAGTGCATAACTGGGAATGCAGTAGTAATTAAAGAACCATATACAGGTCTTAATGGTTTGTTTTACATTGATAATGATGAGCATACTTTTAGCAATGGACAACACACAATGCGGTTAGGTTTGAGTTTTAAGAATATGATGGACAGACAAGAAGGAGGGGAGTAGATGAAAGAAAATCCATATAGTAAGATGATTGAAATAATGAAAAGACAAGGAGCAAGTTTAAATCCTCCTTCTGCTCAGATAGGTACAGTAGTTTCTTCTAATCCTTTAGTAATAAAAATTGGTGATTTACAAGTAGATAAAGATAATATTCTTGTCGCTGATTATTTATTAGAGGGATATAAACGTAAAATTAAAATTCCCAAAGTAGCAGCAATAGGAGAAACAGGAGTTGATAATGAACACAAGCATAGTGTAGATAGTATTGGCATAGATGAAGTCGAAATAACTTTTTTGGACACCATAAGACAGGGTGACAGATTGACAGTGTTACCTACAGAGGATAAACAAACCTATATAATCCTGGCAAGGGTGGTGAGCCTCTAATGGATAGCATATTTCCTTTCATAGACCCTCAAGAGATAGAAGTACAACCTAGTGAACTACCTATAGCTAAAGAATGGGCTTGGGATTTTGAAAAAATGGACTTTAAAATTAAAGATGGGAAAATGTATTTAGTAGAAGGGAAGGAAGCAGTAAAGATATGGATATGGAAATTATTTATGACTACAAGATACAGAGAAGTTATATTTAATTGGGATTATGGCAATGAATTAGAAAATCTTATAGGGCAAGGATATACTCAAGGGTACCTAAACAGTGAAGCAGAAAGATATGTTAGGGAGGCAATAGAATATAACCTAAAAGACTATGTAACAGATGTAAGAAATGTAAATGTTAGCTTTGATGAAGGAACTTTAACAATAGAATTTATTGCTATTACCCCTTATGGGGAGGTGGAAATAAGTGTTTAGAAGCCAAGAAGAGATACTACAAGAAATGTTGGAAAATATTCAGAATACAATAGATAAAAGCCAAAATTCACTAGTTCATGATGCTTTAGCTCCAGCTGCAATGGAATTTGCTAATTTTACTCTACAGTTAGAGGAACTTAAAGACAAAATGGATGTAGAAAACCTTGAAGGTGAAGAACTTGAAAGATATGTTAATCAAAGAACTGGTATAGTAAGAAAACTTGCAACTAAAGCGACTACAACAGTTCTAATAGCAGGACAAGAAGGAGCAAGAATTTCTAAAGGTGATCTTGTAGCTTCAGATACAATAAAATTTGTATCGCTTGAAGATAGAACTATAGGCTCTACTGGTGAAGCGACTGTATTAGTTGAGTGTGAAGTAGCTGGAACTATAGGCAATGTACCCGCAGGAGCTATAAAATATTTTCCAGCATCAATACCTGGATTAACTTCTGTGACTAATTTAGAGCCTGTGGTAAATGGCTATGATGCTGAAAGTGACGAAGAATTAAGAGAAAGGTATTATGAGAGGATTCGCACACCTGCGACATCAGGAAATAAGTATCATTACTTGAACTGGACAAAAGAGGTAACAGGCGTTGGAGATGCAAAAGTAATCCCCCTTTGGAATGGGCCTGGAACTGTAAAGGTGGTTATAGTCGATAGCAATAAAAATCCAGCTACAGAGGATTTAATCACTAATGTATTTCAACATATAGAAGAAGAAAGGCCGATAGGGGCTACAGTAACGGTTGTAAGTGCTGTAGCTAAGAATGTAGAAATAACAGCTAAGGTAAGTCTAGCAGAAGGCTATACAATTCAACTGGTGCTAGATAAGTTTAAATCCGATTTAGAGCAATACAGAAAAGATGTAGTCTTTAAAGATAGCTATATAAGTTATGCAGCTATAGGAAATATTTTATTTACTGTAGATGGAGTACTTGACTATACAGATTTGAAACTAAATGGGGAGATGAAAAATATAGCATTAGGAACAGAGGAAATACCCATATTTGATACTGTTGCCCTGGAGGTGATATAGATTGTTTGTGGAGAAATTAAATAAGAAACAGGAAGGTGTATATGTAATAGAGGAAGAAAAAGATGTAGCAAATGGAATATGGGAAGGATATTTAAATCATGACAATGTAAATCATGAAACTATATACATCTATACAGGACCTAAACTAACGGGAGAAAAAGTAGAAAATTATTTTATTTCTACACCGTCTGAAACGCCATGGAAAACGCACTTAAAAGTCTTTTCTAATAGCGAAAAAATCTATATCACCTACGAAACCACAGGCGATCAGGTAGAGGCAGAAGATATAAACTTATTGCAAGACAGTTTAGTAGAAGAAATAGACAGAGCTATATCAGAAGAAAATAGAATAGATAAAAAATTAGATAATGAAATAGTGAGGGCTATTACAGAAGATGAAAAATTAAATGAAGAAGTAGAAGATTTAAAAGAAACAAAGGCTGATAAAACTTATGTAGATACCGAACTAAACAAAAAATACAACAAAGATGAAGTATTCACGAAAGAGGAAGTATTACAGAAAATAGAGGAAATAATAGATGCTGCACCTGAAGCATTGGACACCTTAGGTAAATTGGCAGAAGCATTAGATAATGACCCAAATTTCGCTACTAATATAATTAATTTATTGTCTGCAAAAGTAGACAAGGTTGCTGGGAAAGGGCTAAGTACCAATGATTATACTAATGAAGAAAAACAAAAATTAGCGGGAATAGAAAAAGAAGCTAATAAATACACTCACCCTACTACTCATAGTGCAAATATGATTGTAGAAACCTCCAGCAAAAGGTTTGTATCTGATGTAGAAAAGGCTGAATGGAATGATGCAGTAGAACATATAGAGGATAATATTAGGCATATAACAGAGGCGGAAAGAGATAAATGGAATACAGTTGAGAGCAAGGCAGAATTATCAGATATTCCAACAAAAATATCTCAATTAACTAATGACAAAAACTATGTAACACAGGATGACTTAGGTAGTGCTGGATATGGTGATATGTTAAAAAGCATATATGACACCAACAATAATGGTAAAGTGGATATAGCAGAACTAGCTGATAAAGTACCATGGAATGGAGTAACTAATAAACCAAACACATTTACACCTTCAAGTCACACTCATTCAATATCAAATGTTACCGGGCTACAAAATGCTTTAGACAATAAGATGGAAAAAGGCCCTCTAACCTGGAATGACTTAAAGGGGGTGTAAGCTATGTATGGGCAATATCAATATGGTGAGTATAGATATGGTGAAGAAGATTTACCAAGTGGGCAAGAAATAGAAGAGTTTATACCTAATTTGATGAAGTATTTGCCTATATATTATCAAAATTCTAGCACAACCAAAGAAATCCAAGATGCAATAGCTAGAGAATTTGGAGTACTAAATTACAATATAATTGATTTAGAAAAACAGTTCTTTATTGATTCTGCAACTTGGGGATTATCAATCTATGAAAAAGAATTAGGACTACAAACAAATATGAGTCTAACTTATGAGGAAAGGCGAGAGATTATAAAAGCTAAATTAAGAGGGTATGGAACTACAACTAAAGAGATGATTAAAAATACTGCCGAAGCCTTTTCGGGGGGTGAAGTTGATGTAATAGAACATCCTGAGGAATACAGGTTCGTAGTCAAATTCATTGGGGTTCTAGGTATTCCTAGAAATATGCAAGGTTTTATTGAAATGTTAGAACAGATTAAGCCTGCACATTTAGCTTATTCTTTCAAGTATACCTATACTATATGGAACCACTTAACAGATTTTACATGGGAACAAGCTAATAAAATGACTTGGGATGACCTAAGAGTATATGAAGGAGAGTGATAGACATTGAAATATACAGGTAATTATAACTTAAAAAAGCCTGAGGGAACAGATACGGTCAATATCGAGGATTTTAACGATAATGCTGATATTATTGATGCTGAATTGAAAAAATTGAACGATGCAATAAAGGATTTGGATGCAGATGGCATAACTCTACCAGATGGTAAAACAATATCAGAAAAATTTGAAGAGATAGAAACTGAAATAGGCAATATAGAAGAATTAGATACAGATACAAAATTAAGTTTAGTAGCAGCAATAAATGAAATAAATCAAGCTTTAGTTGCACATAAGGCAGATTATGCGAAAGATAAGCAAAACTTAACATTTACAAATCCAGATCTAGTATTAACAAATTCATATTATTTTGGTGATACACAAAAAAATGGGCTAGTATACGACGGTAATTTTTTATATATGAGTGATAGAAATAAAGTTTATAAAATAAACATTGATGACTTTACAATTGTTGCTACTTTTACCGATGATAGCAGATATACTATAGGGCAATTAATTAGTGATGATAACTATTTATATATATCACTATTTGCATCTACAAGCACACCTATTCCATGTATAAGAAAACTAAATAAATCGAATTTAAGTGTAGCATCAACATCACCTGCCCTTACAATTAGAGCCAATGATATGTGTCAAGATGCAAATTTTATTTATATAGTTACAACTACGCAAAGATATATCGAAAAATATAGTAAATCTAATTTAGCTTTATCGGCATCAGTGCAACTCGATACAAACGTTGGAAATCTAAAAGGAATAGCCGTTGATAGTGAATATGTATATACTAGTGGTGCTACGAATAAGTGTATACAAATGTTTAATAAAAACACTCTAGAGTATTATAACCAATTTCCATCAAGCACTAGTATGGAAGCTAGGGCAATAATAACTGATAACAATTACGTTTATGCTGGTAGTGCATTGGGGGTTATTGTAAAATACAATAAAAACACAAGACAAATAGTGAGTCAATATGATTTCAAAAATACAATAACTGATATGGTGATTTATCAGGATTTACTTTACGTTAGTTCATTAAATGGCTTAGGCATATTCAATCTAAGTGATTTATCCTTATTATTTAGGTCACAAGAAGTAGAGGCATCGAGGGTGACAATAAACAATGACAAACTCTATGCGTCGGATTACTCAGGTGTCCATGAGTTTGAGGTCTTGAAAAAAATATTTGGGAAGAAGGTGGTTTAAATGCTATGTGTATTTGAAAATGGGGCAATAGTATATGATGTAAGCACCCTTACCGAAGAAGAAAAATCTCGGGCTGTGGTAGTGAGTAGTTTACCAGAACCCGAACAGGTTGAGGGTAAAATTCCATTATTAAGAGCAAACAAATTAGAAGAAAGAGTATATTATGCGTATGTTGATAAGCAGTTGCCCACTCCTACTCAAGAAGATTATTTACTAGACTTAGATTTCAGAGTATCAATGATAGAATTAGGGTTTTAGAAAGGAGAATATAAATGACAACTTATACATTATGTAAAAAGGTGATACAGAATAAAACTTATGGAACTAAGGAAGAGATGTTGTTGAAATTAGATGTTTTTCTATTGAACAATAGAATCACACAAGAGCAGTATAATGAGCTAGTAGATTTATTAGATGTACAATAGGTTTCAAGTATGCAGCATCAATAACACCTAAGCAGGGTGTATTTTTTATGCCCTGCTTTAATACTTTTGGAGGTAGGATATGGAACAAAAACTAGTTGAATTGGGGGCAGCTAATGGGATATGGGCATTATTATTTGTAGTATTATTTTTATACACAATATATGACAGTAGAAGAAGAGAAGCGAATTATCAAAAAATTATTAATGATTTATCAGACAAGTTTGGGATAGTTGAGGATATTCAAAAAGATGTTAGTGATATTAAAACCGAATTAAATAGGCGGTGAATTCAGTGCTAAAACAAAACGAAAGTATTTTTAAAAAATCTAATCTAAAAGTATTTCTTGATAAAGGATATGAGGGGCAAAACGTAACTATTTTAATATTAGATGATAAAGGGATGCCTTTTGATTCGACTAATGTAGAAACTCCATTTAGAGAGTTTCATAAAAATGATACCGACCATAATACTTATATGTGTGCAGTAGCAAGGGAAGCAGTATCTAAAGTTAGGATTATAACTATACCTTGGAATGGTTTAACTACTCCAAATAGAAAAATTGCTATTGACTGGATAGAGGAACATAAAGATGAAATAGATATTATTAGTTGCAGTTGGGGAGGAACAACGGGTAAAGAGGAATTTGAAAGATTAAAAGATTTTGATATTCCTATTTTATGTGCTACCGGCAATGATTATAAAGTAGATAGTATTCATAGACCTGCTAGGTATGATTATACTATAGCTATTGGTGCTGCTTCAGCAAGTAATGATTTACCTACACCTATAAGCAATGGCGGTCCTGAGGTGGATGCAATAGCCTATACTAATGTAAATATTAAAAAAGCTAATGGTAGTTTGTTTGCAATTTCTGATACAAGTGGAGCAACAATATTTGCATCAAGTATGTTGGCTTGTTATCTATCATGGAGAAAAGCGAACAATTTACCACGATTAGGCAGAGAAGAAATAAGAAAATTCATACATGACAATTGTATTGATGTACTTCAAAAAGGACACGATTACAAATCAGGTTATGGATTATTTGTATTACCTAAAGAAATTCCGCCAATAGAAATAAATGATGTACCGACACCAGATGAACCTATTGAAGAACCAAAAGAAGGGGATGATAATATGTCAGGAAAAGATTACTTTAAAGATGATAATGGCAGATGGAGTGAACAATTTAATAATAAGTTAGCAGAATTAGGAATATTAAGTGGAGATGGAAAAGGAAATATCCGCCCAACTGATCCAATTACTAGAGAAGAAGTTTCTAAAATAGCAGTTGTATTAAGAGAAACTATAATGGATGAGGTAAAGGCCTTATTAGGAAAAAAGTAAAAAGCGATATTACAGTCGTAATAGATCCAGGCCATAGGGAAGATACTCCTGGTAAGCAAGGTAATGGGTTAAGAGAATATGAGTTCAATGATGATGTAGCTCATAGACTTGCAAAATTACTAGAACCTTATGTAAATGTAGTATTTACAATAACTACTGAAAATCATCCTTATTCAGAATACACCGAAAAAGGAAGAAGGTTAAATTTATTAGAACGGTGTAATATCGCAAATAAAATAAAAGGTAAAGTAATATTTGTATCTATTCATGCTAATGCAGCAACTAATCCTAATGCTTCAGGTTATGAAATATTTGTGTACAAGCATGGAAGTGAAGCTCATGAGATTGCTAAATGTGTATTAGAAGCTGGAAGAAATATTCTAGGTATAGGTACTGAGATAAAGAATAGAGGCATCAAAGAAGCAAATTTTGTTGTACTAACTAACACAAAGATGCCTGCGGTATTAGTAGAGCATGAATTCTATACTAATAAAGAAGCTGCAGAAAAACTGAAAGACAATAATTTTAGACAACTTTGTGCAGATCATATAGCTGAAGGTTTATTAAATTATTTAGGGAGTGTGAAATAAATGATAGGTAATGAAATATTAAGTTTTATAAGGCCAGAGATCCTGATATTAATCCCAGTGCTCATAATACTAGGGCTAGTGCTAAAGAAGATTACTTTTATTAAAGATTGGACCATACCTATTATTCTTGGAGTGTTAGGTATTTTATTTGCAGTATTAATTCTTGGCTTTGCTGAAGGATTCTATGCCCCAGTAATAGTAACTGGAATCCTACAAGGAATACTTGCAGCTGGAATGGCAGTATATGTCCATCAACTAAAAATACAAACTACTAAAAAGAGAATAGAAGATGAAGAAGATGCCCTGGAATAAAACCAGGGCTTTTTTTATTTTTGGCGTGCGGCATGATAATATAGGTAAAGGCATAATAATAAACCAAATGTCGAATAAAGTCGATAAATACTTATCCACAGTTTTTACAAAAAAAGAAGGATATTGAAAAAAGATATTGAAGTATTAAAACAAAATATTATACAACTAGGGGGATGTATTATGTCTGAAGTAAGAGAAAATTTGGAATTAGAATTAGATGATGTTATAATTAAGGACATGCCAACATATTATGCAAATTATGCTGTAGTAAATATGAGTACATATGACTTAATTATTAACTTTTTCATGAGAATTTCTGATGCTACACAAGAGCAGGCAAAGGTTGTAATGAGTCCACAGTATGCAAAATCATTAATAGAGTTATTAAATTCTGCTCTTAAAGACTACGAAGATACTTTTGGTGAAATAAATATAGAACCAAATACTCAAGAACATATGGAGTAAAAATAATTGTAATTCTTTTAGGAGTGCATACATATGATGTTTATTAAGAAAGACCCTTTTAATAGGGAAATTAAGTTGAAAAAATCAACTTGGGAGTATAAAATATGTAATTATCACAATACTAATAATAATGGAGAGTGTGGTAACAGCCATCCCGAAATGTCTAACTATTATAATGAAGTAGAGAATAGTGTTGAACATCCACATTATATTTTGCAGGATACTAAGTTAGTATGTGATGACTATGGTAATGAAATCGAAATACCTAATGAGAAAAGAGAAGAATATTATAGATTTTTCTTTGATAAGGAAGATAAATTGGGTATTATTAAAACAATAGTGGATTTTGATCAAAAAAATAACGGCGACATAGTAACCACACATAAAATGAATGGTAGGATTAGAGGTGTAAGGAAAGGAGGTAGGATTATATATGATAGTTCAAAAAAATAATATATCCTATTATTATGATCCTATCGCTGATAGTTTGAATCTTTATTTAGGTAGGGCTGAAAAAATATATTCAAATGAAGAGTGTAAGGGTGTTTATTTTATAAGAGATGAAATCACAGACAATTTAATCGGTGTCGAAATTTTATATTATTCTACTAGAAATAAATTGAAATTAAAGGAAACAATACCAGTAGAATTTGATTTTGTAATCTAGATAAAATAATCCAATAATAGATACCAGGACTAACCATCCTGGTCTTTTTTATTTTTTGATAATGTAATTACAAATGCAGATTAAATTAACTTAAAAAACAAGGGTATACAAGAGGCTTTATATATTTAATGATTAATTGCTATACTAACATATAAAATCGTGCCACAATGGCAAATAAGAGGTCATAAATTAATTTATACATAAAGAAGGATATTTTAGTATTGAAGTAGAATAATTCCTCATACGGAGGGGATAAAATGGTTAAAAATAGGTTAAAAGAAATTAGAATGAGAGAGTATATGATGAATAAAACACAATTTGCTGATATGTTAGATATAAATTATAAACAATATATAAAATATGAAATTGATACTGTACCTTCTTTAGAAATAGCATTAAAAATATCTGACAAACTAAATAGGTCTGTAAATGAAATATTCTACCTAGAATTAATTTTCTAGGTATTTTTTTATTTTTATTTCAGCTAGGACAGACATATTGTATGCTATATAGCATACAAATTATTAAAAGTTAAAAAATGTTAAAGGAGGTCTATATGAAAAAGTTAAAAGGTTTTTACTTTGACATTAAAGAGGATAAAGATTTGTTAGAGTTCTTAGAAACTAAAGGGAATCAAACTAATTATATAAAAGAACTGATAAGAAAAGATATGAAAAACGTTGATATTAGCGAGATTGTAAGAAAAGAGGTTAATAAATATCTTAGAGAAACAGCAGAACAAATAAAAAATATCGGTGCAAAGAACACCGATAATAATAGACAATAAGTATGCCAGGTAGCTAGGAGTAAGTCTCTTCGCTATGCTTCAAAGCCTTTACTCCCAGCATATGAAATGAAACTGAAAAAAATGCTAGTACATCATGAAATTCTCATAAAAAATTCAACTATATCTATTAAAACTATAACTCCAAATGCTGCCCATTCCATTTAGTTCATTCCTTTCGGTTTAATTATTAAGAAGGAGGTTGTCAATTTGAAAAAGATATTGGTTCTTATGATTATTATGAGCATTCTGTTTTCTTTTTATACAGTTTCTTTTGCAGGCAATTTAGATAAATTAGATTCTGCCGGAAATAGAATACTTTCTATCTTTAGAAGGATTGCTTACTGGGTTATCTTAATTAAAGCTATACAAGACATTATGAAAGCTGCAATGTCAGGTGATACTCATTCATTAGGTGGAATAATCACAAAGTATCTATTGATGTATGGAGCTTTATTCATGATTCCATGGTTATTACGATTAGTGGAAGGAGTGTTTTAGATGGTTGGTAGATTGCAAGAAATATTCCAAAGCCTACAAGAAACATTAGCACCGATTAGTAAGTTCTTTTATGTTATAACACATCCTATAGTTATATTCAATTGGTTAGTAGATGTAAGTTATTGGTTAGCAGTTTTAATATCTATAGCTTGTTTAATTTACTATATAGGCACTAAATCACGTAAGCCATTAAGAATAATGAATTTTACCATAATAACTTATGTTCTTATAAAAGCTATATCGGTGGTGATATGATTGAAAACCTTAAAACTAACGGAATATTATAAGATAATTAATCCTGAATATGTTTATCTAAAACTTACTCCAAACAACTCTATTAGAAATTACAATTCGGATAAAATAGCAAAGGCAATTAGCTCACTTTATATGAATCTTAGAGCCAGAATAAGAAAAGTAGATAAACAGAGACTTATTTATAAACCATCTAAAGTAGTTTACTTTATGTATATTGAGAAAAAGCGAGTTGAGTTTTACTTTATTATACCAAAACAACATTTAGGATTAATCAAAGATAAAATAGGAGATACCTGGAAGGGAATAACAATTACAGAGGTTGATCAGTTACCTACTTTTTCTGACGAAGCAGTTAAATACTATCTAACATATAAGAATGAAGATGCTTTATCTTTGGCAGTAGATAGAAGGACCAATACTTTATTAACATCTTCAATGAATGTAATTGATGTAATGGAAGAAGGGGATAAAGTTGGAATACTGTATAATTTTATGCCTACCACTCAATTTACCTGGAGAGCGAATTATGATAATACCATGAAGAAATTAAAAGAAAACAAACCAATAGATAGAGAAAAATTTAATGCTGCATATATTGGGAAAATGCTATTAAATCTTGTAATTGCAGTAATGAGTATAATAACCGATACAGCAAATGATGTATTAGGGGTAGTAGCAAATACAAACGTAAAAGAAGATAGTTTAGTAGATCTATTAGCTGCAAGGCTAAACTCTAAAGAACTAAGTTCTGCAACTAGAAATAAAAAGGAGCAAACTGTACTAGATACTCAAATAGCAATTATTTCAGAGAGTACAGATAAGAATAGAAAAGATAATAACGCTATGGCAGTTATACAGAGTTTTAAAAGCATTTCAGAGGATAACGAACTAATACATAAGAAACAAAAGAAAAGTTTCCAAATAAACGATTATAGATGGCAAAATACTGATTCAATTAAAGTCAGTACACTTGAATGTCAAAACTTTATAGCACTACCTGGTAGAGAACTATTAGAACAATATAACTTTATTGATAAAATAGATACTTTTGAAAGTCAAGTTCCTGAGGAACTCCAACAAGGTGTAATGTGTATAGGTGACAATACGTTTAAAGGGCAAGTGACGAAATCATATTTAACTGAGGATAAAGATTTAAGAAACTTAACTTTAACTATTATAGGCCCTACAAGAGCTGGTAAAACAAAGCTAATTGCTAACTTATCAAATGATAGTATTAAACATGGAGAATGTACGATTTTATTTGACTTTTGTGGCAATGCAGAGCTATCTGAAGAAGTAGCTAGTGTAATTAATCCAGATAAGGTATTAAATATTGATTGTAGTGATTTTAATAACCTACAAGGATTAGGATATAATGAGGTTACACCTATGAACAATAATGTATTTGAAGTATATAGGTGTGCAAAAGCAAAAACAAGTCAATTAATGACGTTGATAAATTCTATAAACAGCGATGACGGAGAACTTCGCGCTAGAATGGAAAGATATTTAGAAGCTGCAGCTGTAGTAGTATTTATTCAAGATGGGCCTATTAAAGATGTATTTGAAATCCTGCAAAATCATTTATCGAGAAAATACTATATAGATAATATTCCCGAAAACCAAAAGGATAACTTGAAAGAATATATATTAGCTTTACAAGAACTTGACGAATGGTCTAAAGCCACTAAAGATACTCCATCAGAAATAATCGGGACTAAACTAAGCTATGTACAAGGAATATTAAACAGGGTTAATAAACTAAAGCAAAATACATACATGGAGCTTATGCTAAAAAAAGACTGTAGTAATAATATTAACTTGATTGATGAAATGCAAAAAGGTCAATTAATCTGTATTAAAATGCCTGAAATAATGTTTAATACAGAAACAGAGAAAGATATATATGCAACTTATTGGTTAACTAAAATATGGGGAGCATTGCAAAAGAGAAAATGGGATATACCAGAGGAAGATAAAAGGGTGAAAGTTAATATAGTATTTGATGAATTATACCAGGTACCAAATTGTCAGGAATTTTTAAGAAGTAAGTTATCTCAAATTGCTAAATTCACTTGTAAGCCTATAATCAGTTGTCATTACTTAGGTCAGATAGGTATTATAAGGGATGAATTAAAGGCTGCTAATAGTTCTTATATGTTAATTAGTGGATGCGATAAAGACAATTATAAAGAATTAAAGGACGAATTATATCCTTATGAGGTAGAAGATCTATTGAATCTAAAGAGATACCATAGCCTTAATCTGATTAAGTATGAAAAAGGTTGGGCAAAGTTTATAACTAAATTACCTAAACCTATAAAATAG